CAAGCGGATGCCGCACCCGTGGTTCTTGGGCAAGCCCGACAAAGAAGGGAAGTGGGGTCCAGAGCGGATCGACGACGACATCCACTTCTGGCAGGTCGCTGAGAAGGCTGGCGTGAAGGCAGGCGTCTGCACGCGGGTGTGCATCGGGCATGCCGAGGTGCAGTTCAAGTGGCCCGACCAGAACATGCGTGGGCTGGTTCAGCACCCTGGTGATTTCTGGGAACGTGGCGGCAAGCCGCCGGAAAAGGTGTGGCAATGATTGAGACTGCACAGGTGCGGTTTCGGCGGCCCTACAAGGCGTACAAGACGGGCAGGGTCTACACGTTCGCCAAGGGCGTTGCTCGCTCGCTCGAGCTGTTCGGCAAGGCCGACATCGTGCGGCAGCCCGTGATTGAGTTTGCCACGGCCCCCGAGCCCGAGCCGATTGAGCGTGCCGTCGCGCCTGTCGCCAAGGCTCCTCGAGGCCGCAGGAAGAAAGCCGTATGAGCCTGTTCTATCGCGGCACGATTGCGAGCCAGTACCGCAGCCTGGTGGTCAGCACCGCCAGCGGCACCGGCGACCGTCCGGTGAGCGTAGCGGATGCCAAGGCCCACCTGCGGGTTGTGGACACGACCGAGGACGATGACTACATCGGGGCGCTGATCGACGCGGCGACCACCTGGTGCGAGGACTACTGCGACCGCACCTTTGCCGACAAGACGTACACCGTGGCGTTCGATGACTTTTTCGGGACACGCATTGAGCTACCGCGCCCGCCAGTGCGATTGAACGTGACTGCCGCGAGCGCCACGGTGAATATCTCGTATGTGGACACGGGTGGTGCCACGCAGACGCTGACGTGGGCTCAGTCTGGCACGCAGAACTTTCGGCTGGATCGGGACCACGTGCCGGCGTTGATCTACCCCACGTATCTCGACGTTTGGCCGAGCGTGCGGGTTGATGACAAAAGCGTGCAGATCACGTACCTAGCAGGCTACGGCGGGGCGGCCAACGTGCCGAAGCCGGCGGTGCATGCCATCAAAATGCTTGTCGGTCACTGGTACGCCAACCGCGAGGCTGTGGGGAACGTCGGAGACAACGTGCCGCTCGGTGTGGCGGCCCTGCTCGAGCCCCTCAAGTGGAAGCAGTACGCATGAGCATTGAAGGCCGCATAGCCATCGACGTGAACTTCGCCGACTCGTCTGACGCCACTGGCGTGCAGTCGCTGAAGAAGATTTCGCTGGCAGCCACGGACACATACACCACTGGCAAGGTGGCCCTGCTGACTGGCACATGCGGACCCGATCTTGTGACGGTCGTGAATGACGGCGTAACGACCTACAAGAACGCCTCTGGCTCGGCGGTCACTTTTACAACGCTTAGTCGCTGTGCGGCACAAGTCGTTGGGACCAATGTGATCGTGTACGACAACTTCAGCACACTCGTCTGCAAGGGTGGGGCAGTTTCTTTGTTTGAGCCGTCAACCAAGACAATCACGGTCAATACGCAGTCAGGCACGGCTTCATACACACTTGTCGTCTACGGGACGTGAGCCATGCTGAAAGCCGGCATCATGGACCAGAAGGCCGAGATTCAGACGCCAACAGAGGGCGTCAACAGCATCGGCGAGCCCACTTTCACCTACTCGGCGTTTGCCACTAGGTGGATGGCACTGCTGCCGCTGTCCGGCGCTGAGCGTGTGGCCAGCCTGCAGAACGAAGGCACGGTGACGCACCGGGTGCGGATGCGGTACACGCCCGGCCTGAAGCCGAAGATGAGGCTTGTGAGCGAGGGCCGCACGTTTGAGATCGACTCGGTCGTAGAGCGTGGCCGACGCGAGGAGCACGAGCTTTTGGTCACGGAGGTCGTCGACTGATGGCTGTGCAGCTGGGCATGTCGGTCGACGGTATCAAGGAAGTCCTGCAGGGCTTCCAAGCTTTGCCCATCGGGCTGCAGCGAAAGTACTTGCGTGCGTCGGTCAACAAGGTGACCAAGCCGTACGTGCAGCAAGTCAAGTCCCTGATCGCTCGCGGGCCGACAGGCAACCTCAAGCGGTCGGTTGGGGTGGTCACAGAAGCCAAGGTCAAAGGCCGCACGCAGACCGCCGTGCTCGGGTTCCGCCGTGGCGACAAGGGCGGCCAGAACGGCAAGGCGTCTGGCTACCACGCCTGGTGGATTGAGAACGGCGTCAAGACGCGACAACCCAAGAACGGCCAAGCACTCAAAGTGCCGATGGCGATGGCCAAGAAATACAAGTACCTCATGGGCAAGGTGGCCCTAATCGGCGGCGATGACGGCGGATCTATCTTTTTCCGCCAAGTCAAAGGATTTGCCGGCACCGGTAAGTTCGCATCGTGGGCGGACCAGACGCTGCCGCGTATTCGGGATGCCCTGCAGACCGAGCTCGTCAGCGCCCTGGACAAGGCCACGGCGGAGGCCGCTAGGCGTGCTGCCAAAGGGGGGAAGTAGTGGCCACCGTCACCCATATCGACGAGTCTCTGCTGCAGGTGCTGACGGCTGACGCCGAGGTCGCCATTCAGGCCGGCAGCCGCATCTACCAGGTGCAGGCCCCGCAGGGCACGGCGTTTCCGTGCATCGTGTTCAACCGAGACTCTCAGCTCAAGACGCCGTTTACGCACATGCTTGGGGCTGGCAGTTTGATCCGTGCCACGTACACGTTTTCCTGTATCTCCGACAACCTGCTCGAGGTGCGAAACCTCGCTCGGGCCGTAAAGGCAGCCCTACAATACAAGAGCACGTCTGCCATCCGCCTGGCATCCTGCGTGAGCGAGGACGACCAGACAGAGCCGGCAGCGAGCGGGGAGCAGCTCCCCATCTACCGCACGGATTTGTCAGTAGAAGTCACATACAGTGAACCCTGAGCAGGGAGGCTCAGACCATGGCGAATGACATCGGACAGGGCACGTTTGTCACGTTCGGCGGCATCGTTGGCGCTGCCGCGACGCACTACAAAGTCAACAGCGTCTCGCTCGGTGGCGTGTCGCGTGACGTGGTCGACGCCTCGCACTTGCTGACCACCGGTGGCAAGGAGTTCATCGGCAGCGAGTACTACGACCCGGGCGAGCTGACGCTCGAGATCCACCATGACCCTTCGCTCAACCCGGTCAACCTGCTGACCAACGTGAGCACCTCCCAGGTCTGCACCATCATCTTCGCCAACGGCGGAGCCAGCACGGCGAAGTGGTCCGCCTATGGATTTGCGTCAGCCTTCGAGGCGTCGGCCCCCAAGGACGACATGATGACCGGCAGCTTGACCATCAAGCTGAGCGGAACCCTGAACGTCGGCTAGTCAGTAGGAGGCGCGGACTGTGGCTCTCACACGTGAGCAGATCAAGGCTAAGCGTGGCGTTCGGCCACGTGTTGCCGTGGACGTACCTGAACTGGGCACGGTCTACGTTGCCAAAATGACTGCCAAAGACCGCGATGCTTTCGAGCAGATGGTCACCGGCGGCAAGGTAGGCGGCGTCAACCTGACCAACATCCGGGCACGGTTCGTAGCCCTGGTATGCGTCAACGAGGACGGCACCACGATGTTTGAGGAGGCTGACGCCGAGTGGCTCGGCGAGCTCGACACGGACATCGTGCAAGCCATCGTCGACGAAGGCTTCAAACTCAACGGCATCGGTGGCAACGCACTGGAGGACGCCACAAAAAACTAGAGCGCCGCCCGATCATGCAGTTCCTCTACCGCCTGGCCCTGAAGCTTGGCATCTGGAACGTCGAAGATCCGGGCGGCCTGGCTGAAACGATGAGCGTCGACCAGTTGTACGGCTGGATGGCTGCATTCACGTTGATGCCGTTTGGCGACGAGTGGCTGAGGGACGCGGTACTAATGGCTCAGCAGTACAACGCCAACCGTCCCAAGGGCAAGCCGGCCCTGAAGCCGTGGGACTTCATGCCTGTCGAGCAGCGTCCGCAAACGCAGGACGAGATGTGGCGAATCCTCCAGCAGGTGAGGACATAAGCCATGGCTGCGAAAAACTTCGGCCGCGTCAACGTCTCGATCACCGCCAGCACTGGTGGGCTGACCGCCGGCTTGAGCCGGGCCGGCAAGCAAATGCAGTCGTTTGCTGGCACGGTGTCCTCAACGCTCAATCCGCTGCGAATGCTGTCGAGTGTTGCCCAGAGCACTTTTGGTCAGCTCGCCCTGTTCTCCATGGCCCGCGGCGCGGTCAACACCTTGACCGGCATGGCGTCCGCAGCGTCCGAGAACATCGACGTCCAGAGCAAGCTGAGTCGTCGGCTCGGAATGACGTACGGCGAGCTGGCAGGGCTTAAGCTGGCTGGAGACTTGGCTGGCGTTGGCATCGAGTCCATCGCTGCTGCGATGACTAAGTCTGACGTGGCCATGCAGAAGGCGGCCGGCGGCTCCAAGGCTGCGAATGCTGCCTTTGCTACGCTTGGGCTCAGCGTTGACAAACTGCAAGGCATGAGCGCGGCAGATCGTTTTTCCGCCATCGCGGAGTCTATCTCTGCCCTGCCAACATCGGCCGAGAGGGCAGCGGCAGCCGTCGCGCTCTTTGGTCGGTCTGGCGCTCAGCTGCTGCCACTCTTTGAGCAAGGTGCGGGCGGCATTGCTCGAGCACGAGAAGAGGCCGAAAAGTTTGGGCTGGCGTTAACTAATGCGCAAGGTCAGAACGTCGAGGAAATGAATGACTCGTTTACCCGGGTCTATTCAGCCATCCAGGGCATAGTGCAGCAAGTCGTGGCGCACCTTGCCCCAGCAATCACGGCGATCGCCAAGCAGTTCACCGACTTCGTCGGCAGCGTGGGCGGGGCCAACATTGGCCAAGCGATCGGAGAGGCGCTACTGCAAGGCGCGAGGTTTCTCGCGCAGATCGGTGACTACCTGATTCAGAACTTTGGCGGGGTGTTTGCGTACCTGACGCAGATCGGCGCACAGTGGGGCGAAGTCTTTGATCTAGGCAACCGCGTCGCATCGTTTTTTGGTGCGGTGGGAGATACGCTGCAAGCCGTTTTCGGCGTCATCATTCTCGGCATTACTGGCCCAGTCGAGAGCCTCATAGGTGCTGCGAAAACAATCGGAGATGCGCTGTACCTTGACACGTCTAGCCTGGACTCGGCGCTCGCTGGCATGGAGGCGTTCAACAACAAGATCACTGAGGACATCAGCGCCAACGGCAAGTCTGCGTATAAGGGCTTCCGTGATGCGCTCTCGGCCGACGCAGCGCCTGTCGGCGAGGCTATCGCAGGACCGCTGACTGCCACTCTGGACAGTGCAATTGCGCACGCTCGAGCCGCTGCGGCTACGGTAGACGAGAAGACGCAGGGCAGCGTGCGCAAGGTATTGGACACTGAGGTCAAGGCTACCGTTAACACGGATGCGCTCAAGGCTATCGTGGTTGGTACGTCCGAAGGCGAAGCGTTCCGCAACTCGCTCCTGCGTGGCGCGGACCCGCGGAACGCTGGTGCGGAGGAAGAGAAGCGAACAGCGGACGCAACCGAAGAGACGGCCGCCGGCGTTGACGAGCTCGTCTCAATTATGCGCGACCAGTTCGCAATCGCGGAGATTACGGTGTAGGCATGGCCATTACAGATGCACGCATCCTTCGCTCGGTCAAGATTACGGAAGCCAAGAGCGACAAGGGCAGTATTCAGTTTTCTGCCAGCGAGGATTATCTAATCCTCTGCAATGCCAAGAACCCAAACTTTCACGAGATAATGGAGGACAGAACGGCATGGCCTAATCTGGGCAACGTGCCACTGCCTCAGATAGACGATCAGCTAGTTATCAGCGGCAAGACGCTGTACGTGACGACGCGCGACCTGTCCCATTACAAGGACAACGAACGCGCTGTAGTCATGTCCGTGCGATACGACGCAAAGGACGAAGAGGCCGGCAGTGGTGGTGATCCGTCTTCTGGAGACCAAGATGCGTGGGCGCGTGTGACCGTGCAGAGCGTGACGGTTACGAAGCCCGCGCGCGGCTACAAGTCTCTCAATGCAACAGTAGACGCAGATCCAAGGCTGCAGCGTCCGCCGGTGAACTCAGTTGGCGAACCAGTTGACGGGCTTGAGGAAGAAGCCTCTTTGCTGCGGTTCAGCTACACAAACACAATCGCTCCAAACCCAAACTTTCGTGCTCTGGCTGGCTATGTCAACAAGTGCAATCGCTCCGCGATGTCCATACTTGGAGTCAGCTGTAGCTTTTACACAGTGCGGTGCACCGGGTTTAACGCGCAATATGACCAGAAGAATAACGTGTGGTCGGTGAGCGTTGAGCTGCTATACAACCCGCAAGGCTGGGAGATCACGTACTACAACGTAGGATTCAACGAAGTCATAGATGGCAGACGTCGCGCGATCGTTGACTTTCGAGGCAATCCGATCAGCGCGCCAGTGCCGTTGAGGGCAGACGGCACGCAGGAGTTGCCTGGCATTGACGATTCGGAATCGTCAGAGACAGCAGGAGGCGCTTCCTCTACTCGCGTTCTGTATCCTTATATCTCGACTGACCTGCAATCATTGTTCAGGCAGTCCAACATTTAGAGGTTGACCCGTGGCCAAAGAAATAACGGTCCAGTGTTCGCTTAATGTCAACAATGGCTTTTACTCAGATTCTTTTGCGTCTGGCAGCCCACAGTTCGATCAGACGACGCAACTGTCTGCCGGCGGTGTCCTGCAGATTGGCACGGCCACGGAAACGCTTTCGCTCGGCGAAGTGACGACAGCCGGGTATGCCGTGTTCCGCAACTTGTCAACTGCGACTGCAGGAACGGCGTACATCGCCTTGGGCGCGTATGTCGGCACAAACCTGCACGAGTTTGTTTCTCTGCGGCGAGGCATGCCAGCCTTGCTGCCGCTGAAGTCAGACGTGGCCGTCGCTGCGAAGGCATATGGCGAGCCAGTCCGAATGCAGTTCATTGTTCTGTCGGAGTGAGCCGTGACGTCTTTTGGATTTAACGCATCCGACGCTAAGCGAATCGGCGACGTTGTCCGTGCGGTCGAGCATCGGCAAAACACCACGATCAAGCTGGCCGCCAATGAGGCTGGCCGTGCCGTGCCGGGTGTTCGTCTGCTTATCGGAAAGTACCAAGGGACAAGCTGGCCACGCGAAACGACGGCTCTTGTCACGCTGTACAGCGGCGATGCTGGCTCCGTTGAGACGGTCGGCACAGTCGTCGCCTACAACCACTACATCACATTTGCCGCGCAAGCAAATCAGTGTGATCAGCATTGGGTGTCCCTTGGCCACAACGGGTATGCATGGCACCCAGTGGATTCGCAAAGCGACTGTGACAACTGCATGCTTGAGCTTGGCGGCGTAGATTTTCGCGTGTTTCCCAACTATCAGCCGACTGCCACGCAGATCCTGGGGCACGACAACAGCGGCTGCGTCGAGTGGATTGATGTGTTTACATGCTCTACGTCGGCGTGCTCATGACGACCTTAGGCGCGCGACTACTGTCAGGCAACCGCATTCGTGCAGTGCAGGACGGCGGCACAGTGGTCATCGTCTTGTCGGAAGAGGCCGATAGCACGCCATGCAAGTGCTGTGCTCCTGACTGTGAGACAACTGTCGCTGTGGCGGTCTCGTTCTGCGGCATGAGCATCAACTTGACTGTGCCGATCCCGGGCTCTGCGAGCGGAAACACCGCAAAGCCCGAGCCAGATCAAAGCTTTCTTAACGTCGACGCCTCTATAGCGTGTGGCACTTGTGGCTGGCTGCTCACCATCACCGTGTGTGGCTACTGCGAAGAGACGAACATTTTTGCGAGCGACGGCTTTTACGCAACCATTCCCTTTAGTGACACTGCGGAGCCAGGCTCAAACGAGTGTTGCTATTGCCCAACCGTAGGGGCTGTAGACCTCTGCTGCTTCGGAGAGCAGTTCGGCATACCCTGCGTTACAACTGCGACGGCTGAAGTCGAATGATCATCTTCACGGCAACCGATTGGCGGCCTGAGTTGGCCGAGGTCTGGTGTGCGGCGGTAAGCGCGACTCTAAGTACGCCTCACCAGGCTACCGTGCTGTGGCACAGCAAGGAGCCTTCTTGTGAGTGCGATAAGAAATTCATTGCGGTGTCCGGGGCTAACGTCAGCATTATGGTGATGCGGCTTCAGTCCCCGCTGGCGGGCGTGCGGATGTTCCTCGAGGAGGACATGATTCCGGTGCGGCCGTGGAGCGTCGAC